AAGCTCAAGACCGTGACCGGTTGGTTCATTTTTGTATTGCCTTTATTGCGTCGTGAAACTTGTTAACAACTTCTTGGATGTCGATCCAATCCACGCCTTCAATGTTCTCCCAGGCCCAGAGGGCCTTGTCGAGCTCAAGGGCGGCGTCGATGAGATGTTTCCTAGCGATCCACTTGTCCTTGTACTCCACGGCGTAATCAATGCCATTGATGAGCGCAGAGGTGAAGAACGCCTCGAACAGCTTTTGCATTTCCTCTGCACTCCCGTTGACCTCGAACGTCGCGGACCCGTCTTCATGCTTCTGGGTTTCTTTGACTTCGAACATGGCTAGAACACCCTTAGAACTTCGAGAACGTTCTTGTCTTTGTTCATGGTCGTGATAAATGAGCCGGGGCCCCAGATGGTGGAGGCTTTTGCACCAACACCGGATTGGATATCAACGAGCTCAAAAGGCCCACCGGGGATCTCAACGGCTTTCCCTGGTTCGAGTTTCTCAATCCAAGGCCAGTAGTGGTTGCGCAGTGTGCCAAAGGGATGCTTGCTCTTCTTACGCTTGCGTCCCTTTTGAAAAGCTTCGCCGTAGCTGTAATCAGCTCCATCTTTGTCGATGACGACGTAGCTGCAGTCAAGAGACTGTAGCCCTTTAAGTAGGTTATTGAGGGCTTTCTGTTCGAGTGGTGTGCTCATTACGATTTCCTTTCTGTGCTTTCGATTTCGGCAATAAGCCGGTTAAGGTAATAAACAGACTTCTTAACATCCACGAGTGGATTCTGGGGGTGCTTGACGCGGTAGCGCCAAAGATACCGAATGATGTGGCCGACGCAGATCGCCTCGAATGCAGGCAGGCCAACGGTCGCAGCCTTGATGGCCTCGATGCATTCAACGGTGCCTCCTGTGTAATGGTCGGGCCGATTGACAAGCTTGTCGGTCAGGTGATCGTCAGTAGGGGGCTGGTTGATCAACTGGTTTAGGCTGTGGCCGGTGATCATTTGAAGGGATCCTCCTTGGATTCTTCATCAAGGTCTTCATCATCTTCGAACGGGTTGTCGTCCAAGCCGGAAAGTATTTTTGCCATTCGCTCGTCAGTATCACGGTATATTTCATTAAGTGCCTCCTCCAAGTTTTTCTTTGCGGCACACAGCGCGTACTCCATTGACTCCGGATTGCTGTCCACGCGGTGGGCGATGTTGTCCATAAGCAGATCCACAATGCCCATGGCATAGCGGATGTTTTCATCAACCTTGTCAACGTCTAAAGCCATTGAATGCTCTCCTTAATTTGCGAAAAAAGTTGTGGATGGGATCGTTGCGACGAGCGCCGCTGGCAGCCACATCACGTAGCCAGTCTTTACCATCGTATGCCTTGCCGGTTTCGGCCAGCATTTTTTCCTGCATAAACTTCACCTGCTGAAGGGCCATGTCGCGCTGTGCTTGGTATCTGCGCGCCACGGCCTTCCAGTACTCGATGTTGGATGTGTGGCCGGCCTCAGACAGCTTCATGGGCCTTCTCCTTATAGGCACGCTCCATACCCTCACTGAACTCCGTCACGCCGCGGCGGAAAGCCTGGCCATAGAGATCAATCAAGGCATCCTGCAGCAAAAAGGCATCGAAGGTGATCGTGCCGTCATCGTTAACAGTGCCAAGCTTAAGAACTTCTTCACGGGTTTTACTGATGTGACTCATTTTCTTTCTCCTGTATTTCGTCTTCGATGGTAATCATGTCCGACTCGTTAATGTATTTTAGCAAATTCTGTTTACGCCCTGATCCGTGATTCCCGGTCGCTGTAACGCTTTGAATGTCCACTTGCTCAGGAAGCCCAAACTCAGGCGGTTCAATTTCATAGTGAATGTCGACTTCAAGTTGTATGTACGTTGTGTGTACAGGCATCGGGTTCCTTTCTGCTTTCTGGAAAAACAAGTGCATGGTCGGTGGCTATCAGCCTGGCCAACGTTTGGGTCATAGGCACACAGTGACGCGCTGATATTTCTTTCAGCTTTTGCATGTTGTCCCAACGGACCATTACCGTGAACCACGGGTTCTTAGATCGTTTACTTGGTGACCTACTGTTTTCTGTCATTTAAATCTCCTTTCTGAATGAAGCTCAAATCTAACATACATGCTACCGGTAGTGCAAGCAGGCGAAAAAAAAACCCCGCATGTGCGGGGCTAACCCTGTGACCCAGGGAGGAGGAGAGAAAACACCACTACGTCTGCCCCCATCATACTGCCTCTCCCCAGCTTGGGCCAAGCTCAATATCCACTTTGCTGGGGACCTCGAGCTCGACGGCGTTTTTCATGACTTCGGCCGCGGCTTGCGCATCTGCTTTGGAGTAGACTGAAACAGCGATTTCGTCATGAACCTGGAGCAGAAGATTGAAGCCAGCCTTATGAAGAGCCACCATAGCGGCCTTTGTCTGATCAGCAGCAGATCCCTGGATAAGTCGATTAAGGCCCTTGTAAGTAAACGCTCGCTTAATAGCTCGGCCGTATTCCATAACGGCTTGTTCATATGGAAGGGCCTTGTTTACGCCCCATTGCGTTGGTTCCCAAAGCGGGAACCGACACTTCCTACCAAGCAACGTACGGATCGATCCACCTGATCCGGGGTGCTCGATCCGCTTCATAACAGCATTGACGGTGCCTTTCAGGAACGGAACTTTCTGGTGAAACGTCGTCATCAGCTCGCTGGCTTCATCTACCGGTAGATCAAGCTGGTCGGCAAGCTTATTCTTGCCCATGCCGTACATCAGGCCAAGGCCAATTGTTTTAGCCTGCTTACGTTGAATGCCGGCCATGTCGGCCACCATCTGGTGAAAGTCGGTGTCGGGGTTGTCGCGATAAGCCTGAGCCATTTTCTCTGCACCTGGTAAATCGAGCAGGGTGGCGTAATGCACCAGCAGCCGAGGCTCTTGGGAAGAGAAGTCACAGGCAGCCCAGTGCTCGTTCTCTTCAGGTAGGAACAGACCCCTTACGAGAGGTCCGATGATTTCATGGCGTGCAGGTACTTGTTGAAGATTCGGGTTTGCCATTGAGAGGCGGCCCGTAACAGTACCTCCGTCATCTGAACGGAGCTGATTAATGTGTGGGTGTATGCGTCCATCACTTCTTCCGTGATCGAGATAGGGTCCCAGGAATGTACCCGCTGTCTTATTAAGTTCGCGAGATTCCACAATGAGTTTTGAAATGGGGTGGTCATGGCTTTCCAAAAAGCTTCGGGTGAAGCTTGGAGCTCCTTTTTCGGTCCTGGGATACTCAATCTTAAGCTTATCGAACGCAGATGCAATACTTGCAGCAGCCCAGATGTCGACCTTCTGACCAGATATCTTTTTGATATCTTTGCCCAGTTGCTCCTCTCGATCCTGCATGTCAGTAATCAGTTTTTGAGCTTTATGTGAATCAAAACGGATCCCTTTCAGCGTTATATGGACCAAAATCGGCAGCAGCTCTGTTTCGAGGTCAAAGATCGATTCCACCTCTTCCTTGCGCAAGACCGTCTTGAAGTGCTGCCAAAGCTTCAGCGTGAGCGCCGCGTCCTGCTCGGCGTAGTCACCCACATACATGGCCGGCAGCTTCCAGAGCTCCTTCTTGGCGTGCACATTGAAGTCGTGAGCCGCCTCTTTTAGTCCCTGCTCAGACTTGACTTCTTTGAGGTAATCAAAGCCCAGGGCGTTAAGGGAATAAGAGAAGCGGTTCTCGTCGATCAAAGGTGCGGCCAACATGGTGTCGATGATGCGGCCATTGACCTTAAATCCGGATGACAGTAGCCACCCCAGGTCGTAGGCAGCGTTATGCATCACCTTCGTGTTGGGAAGCTCCAGCGTCCTTCTGACAAAGTTCTCGACTATGCGCCGGTCAATATTGCCACCGCCTTCGTGAGCCACGGGATAATAACCGCGCCAACCGTCGACTGCGAATGCGTAGCCAACGATGTAGCCGTCTTTGCGAGCCCAGCCGGGGCCCATTCTTTCCATGTTTGGATCACAGGTTTCAAGGTCGATTGCAATTTCATCAGCTTGTGATAGGTCGGGAAAATTGTGAGGAGGAACCCACTCGGTTTTTCTTGTAAACATTGGCAGCGTCAAATCCTGAATCCTTTCCAATTTGATTCGGGCATAACAACATGCAAAGACTTTTTTGCTCGCGTTACTGCAACGTAAGCGAGTCTGTGCATGTCGTCAGGGTTTCGGTCGTATTCAGAAGCAAACTTTGAAGACAGATCTGTCACGAAGAGAACGTTGTCCGCCTCGCCCCCTTTTGCTCCGTGAATCGTGGATAGTCTAACAGGTGCCTTTGATGAAAGCTTTACACCACGTTTAAGTAAGGCAATTAAATAATCTCGCTTGTCATCACCAATCTTTGTTAGGACTTCATGCCATATCGCGTCTGTTAGAAGGCCGTGATCTTTTTTTAATTTGTCAAGGGTGTACAGATCACTCGGGTCTGCGGTTTTTAGGCTCTTAAAACCCCGCTTGATATAATTCGAGTTCATGTACTGGTAGATGTGGGAGACCACATTGAAAGGGACTTCTTT